TGAGGGTAATATACACCGGTGAAAATATTTTCACAACCAGGGCAAAGGAAAAATGCACTTATATGGCAATCCCGGTTTTGCTCATGATATACCCCTAGCAGTTCTATGGGCAGAATGGTTTTTTTGCAAAAAGGGCAGGTATCTGGTTTTTCAAGATGAAGCGAATAGTAATCAGCAAAATCTGAGGAACTATAGACACAAACAGAACCAAACATGATTTCACCTCCTTTCTTTGCTCTATTATAGAGAGTTTTGGGGGCAAAGGCAAGGATGGGAAGGGAGGGAGGTGGTGGTGCGGATGGCGGCGACCGGAAATTTTGCATTATGGTTAACAGCATCAATACTGGGCGTGCTGCTTGGCGACTACATTTGGTCGCTCTGGGAAAGGAGAAAAAGGAAATGACACAACGGCAACAGGAAATCCTTCTACTTGCAGGAATGTATGCAGAAGGGCTGCGCTGGCTGGCGAGAGACGAATACTTTGGCAAATACAGAAACGATTTGTGCGGCTACAGAGAAAAGCCGCACAAGGAGGGCGATGCACATAACGGGGAAAGGGTAATCTACTGGGCAGAGCCGCGGAGCCTGGACAGCTTCGTAACTAATTTTGACGGATTGGCAGATCATCTTTTTTCCGAAATCAAAGGGACAGATGCAGAGCCGACGAGCATCGGCGAATTATTAGCTGAGAAAATTCTGGAGGAGCTGGGCGGCATTGATGCCGGAGGAAAGCAGATTCAGAATTTTTTCCAGCGGCAGGGTTTTCTTTAATTTACCCCAAAGGGCAGGAGCAAGAGCCTGTGGGACGGGGTGTGCAACGGATATAGAGAAGCAGGGCGAGGAAAAAAACGACTGATTCCCCCTTAATACATACATTTTCAATGATTTCGCCCTGTTTCTTTATATATACAAGAGGAAGGAGAAAGAGGATGGAGAGGGGAGTGGATCAGGATGAAAATCATATATCCGAAGGGTGCTGAAAGGCGGAAAAGCGACAGATATATGAATTGGGACGAGGTGCCGCTGATTATGGGAATCCAGGAGCTTTCTCAGCTGACGGGCTACAACCAGAACACATTAAAGCTTTACTGTGCGAAGGGGATGCTGCCGGCATACAAGCTGGGGAAGGAATGGAGAATCAATAAGGAGGATTACAAGGAATGGGCAGAGCAACAAAAGGTGAAGCCCATGAGCAGCTGACGGCAACAAAGAGAAAGAGTTGATTTCAATGACAGAAAAGGTACTTACGGCACATGCGGCAGGGACAAGATGCCGGCACAGACCGATTATACCCCAGATAACGAAGGCGGCCGCGGAGGAATTGGGACTTACTCCGGGGTGCGAAGTTGTCTTTCACTACACAGTGATTGGGACGGGAGAGGAAAAATTGCGGAAAATACAGAAAAGGCGAAAGGGAACCGTAACAGACCTTTACGCACACATTTTCCGCATTACATGGGCAGGGGCGCAGTGGAAGGAATGCTTTGCCTACAGCATGCTGCAAAGGAGAGAAGGAAGCTGGATAGAGGTTAAGAGGGTGAGATAAGATGTACAGCGATCAGGCATTTTTACTTTTAAGCGCCGCAGCGGTTTTGCTTGAGATGGCGGCGGTATGCTGGGTATGGGAGAGGAAGATGAAGCAGGCGGAGCAGCGAGAGCGGGAGGCGGAGCAGCGCCGGAGGGCGCGTTTGCATGACGACTACTGCACGCAGGAGGCGGCGCGGCTTTACAGGCTACGGCGGAGATAAGAAAAAGGAGGAAAGAGCATGGAAAAATTTTTATTAGAGGACTTTGCAGGAGGGGCAGTTGCGGAGAGAATCGGCAGCGCCATTCAGAGGGTTTACGAAAACATTGCGAACCCGAACATGGACGCAGAGAAGGCAAGAAAGCTGACGATTGAGCTGACCTTTAAGCCGGACAAGGACGACCGAACGGATGTGGACGTGACAGCCATCGTTAAGACGAGCTTACAGCCGGAGAAGGCAATCAGCAGCAGAATGATTGTGGAAAGCGACGGCAGGGGCAACGTGCAGGGGAACGAATGGCGCAGGGAAGCCATGAAGGGACAGCTGGAGATTGACCGGGAGGATGCGGAGACACAGGAGACAAGCGGCGGCGTGATTGATTTGCAGGCGCAGAAAAGAAAGGTGGAATAAGAAATGATTAAAGCAGCACTGGAATATATTGTGGGGCTGAACAAGCCGGAAACTGTGAGACATGGCGGCGGCGTTTATGCGGACAAGCCTTTGTACCAGATGAAAAAGGCGGATTTTCCCACGTTGAAATTGAACACACTGGAAAGCATTGTGCGCTATGTGCAGAAGATTGGGGACGAGCGGCAGAGTGAGGACTACGAAGCCGCAGAGCCTATCATCATACATATCGAAAGTGCAACCTGCGTGGCACTGAAGGACATTGCGAACGTGGGGGACGGCAAGAGGGACTGCATGGTGCTGGCCACGGCGGAGGTGCCGAGGTTCCAATATGGCGAATTTCACGATGCGGAGAGCTTCAACATTGCTTTGCAGAGCAAATTTCTTGACACGGAGGACAAGGCAACCATTTTGCAGGTGGTCGGCAATCTGAAGGAGGACGCAGTGCGGACGATGACGGACGACGGTGTGAGCCAAGTGACGGCAGTGCGGACAGGGGTTGCAACGGTGGCAGACGTGAAGGTGCCGAACCCTGTTTCTCTGCGCCCGTTCCGCACGTTCATTGAGGTGGATCAGCCGGAGAGCAGATTTATTTTCCGCATGAGAGAGGGCGGCAGATGTGCCATTTTTGAGGCAGACGGTGGCGCATGGAAGCTGGAGGCGAAGAAGAACATCTACAACTATCTGGCGGAGCAGCTGGAAGAAAATATTAACAGCGGCGAAGTGGTTCTGCTTGTTTGAAAAGCGGAGGAGTTGGAAAAATGAACAAAGTGATTTTAATGGGGCGGCTGACAAGAGACCCTGAGGTGCGATATTCGCAGAGCAGTGAGCCTGTGGCGGTGGCGAGGTACACGCTGGCGGTCAACCGCAGATTCAAGCGAAAGGACGAGCCTGAGGCGGACTTTATTCCCTGCGTGGCACTTGGCAAGAGCGGCGAATTTGCGGAAAAATATTTCCGGAAGGGGCGGCTGGTGGGCGTGATTGGGCGTTTACAGGTGCGCAGCTGGGAGGACAAGGAAGGCAAAAAGCACTGGACCACGGAGGTTATCATTGAGGAGCAGCACTTTGCGGAAAGTAAAAACAGCAGCAATGCGGCTGCACCCAAGGAGGGCGGACAGGCTGCGGCGGACGGGTTCTATCCCATTGACGAATCGGTCGAAGATGATGATTTGCCGTTTTGACGGTTGAGGAGGAAAAGGAAATTACAGCATGGCGGAAGCCATGCCTGTAAACAAGCTGCAGATGGGGAATCTGCGGTTTGTTTATGGAAGTTCTGAAGATGGAGAAGTTCCATAGAATTTCTCAGCAGCTGAGACAGAAGGGAGGGGGAGTGTTGCCCAAAAGGAAGATTTACATGGCAGTGACAAAAGATGCGCTTTCCCTGCCGCTGGCGGTGGCAGACAGTGCGGCGGAGCTGGCGGAGCTGCGGGGGGTGAAGAAGGAAACCATACGATCCTTAGTTTCCAGAGGGAGGACGGGGAAGATTAAGCGGCCCGGATACATTGTGGTAGAGGTGGAGGAGGACGCGCCCCGAAAGGAGGACATGCCCCGTGAGGAGGATGTGCCCCGTGAGAAGGATGTGCCCCGTGAGAAGGACGCGCCACAGGAGAAGAAGGAGATCTGCCGGAGCAGGCAGAGCGGAGAATTTGACGGGGAGATATTCCGGGAGAGAATCCGACTACTGCGGAAGGAAAGCGGCATGACAAAAAAGGATTTCGCCGCTTTTACCGGGATCGCCTATATCACGCTATACAACTACGAGAGGAAGGAAATGGTGCCGGGGGCGGACATGCTATTTCGGATTGCCGCCGGAACGGGTTGCTCGGTTGACTGGCTGATCGGGCTGAAGGAGGAAGAAGAAAAATGAAACTGATTGATTTACTGGAGGCGATTGGGGAGGGGTATTGTTCTTTCGATACTGCGGAAATAATCCAGATTTGCGAGCCGAACATGGACTGGGATAATTTTTCTGAATTTCATGTGGGTTCGCAGCTGCTCAAGCCATTTGTAGATTTTGAAGTTGATTGTATCGGTGCGATTGCGGAAAATGTGATTCGTGTTGCGCTTTACAATGAGGATTTTTGCGGTGTGAAGGGATATTTCCCCATGCCCTGCAAGGTGGGGGACACGGTATATGAAATCCTTGAGGAAACGGTGCCGGAACGCTATTTCTATATCAGCGAGTACGAGGTGCAGGATGTTTCGACAAGAGGCATTAAATATGCTGACGATTGGAACCTATGTGACAACGGAAATCTGCTTTTTACGAAGAGAGAGGCAGAAGCGGAACTGGAGAGAAGGAAGGAGAGACAAAAAAATGAATGAAATCACTGTTTGGTTACCCTGGGTTGGGAATTTGCGGCTGGATGAGCCGCCGGAAAACTTAGAATTTTATGTGATGAAGAGCTTTCACGATTTTACGGAAGGAACGGCGAAGGTGTACGAATTCGAGGACAAGCTGCACTATTTAGACAATCTGCGGAAACATTTGCACGCAGGGAGCACTGACGAGCATGTCAGAAGGCTTGTATGCAAGCGTGTGGAGCACAGAATGGAAGAAGAAGGCGATTTCCCGGATAGAGAGGACTTTCTATGCATTGAATTTATGGAGCACTGTTTCGATGAAGGGTTTATGCCGTTTCACGACACCTATTATTTTGGAAGCAAAAGCGGAAACGAGGAGTGTCTGCGGTCTATCCTGCGGATCATTCGCACGGTTGTGAATTATTCCGAAGAGGAATATGAAAAGCTGTTGGAGGGGGAGGGATGAGCATGGATGCAGTGAAATTTCTGAAGGAAAAAAAGAGGATGTGCATTTCTTCCGGAGACACTTCCTGCCACGGATGTCCTATTTATGCGGAGTGTGGTATATTGACGTGCGCGCAATTTCAGGACACATTACCCAATCAGACGGTTAAAATTGTGGAGAAATGGGTGAAGGAGCACCCAAGGGAAACAAGGAAAGATGATTTTTTTGAAAAATTCCCTCATGCGAAAAAATTGAGTGATGGTATTCCGGAAGTGTGTGCGGCCAAAGTGGGCTACTTGCGTGAATGTCCACACCCGAATGTTGAGGATTACTGCAAAGAGTGCTGGAATACGGCATTGGAGGAAGAATAGAAGGAGGAAACACTATGGAAGAAAAAAGAGAAAAATCAAATATGGAGCTTTGGGCTGAGGAGGAAATCAGAATTGCTTGCGAGAGAGAGCGTGGCGGCACTTCGGAGGACAAGTGGGATTATGGTGTGGCCTGCTACGAGAGTGCGCTAAAGGCGTTCAGATCCTTGGCGGAGGATGAACACAGCGGAATGAGCATTGGGTTCACGCTTCGGATTCTCAATAGTTTGGTGAAGGGACAGCCCTTAACACCAATTGAGGATACAGATGATGTTTGGAATGAATGCGGACGATATCCTTACGAAAAAGATTATATTACATACCAATGTAAACGAATGAGTTCCTTATTCAAGGATGTGTATGCGGATGGACACATTGAATATAGTGATGTCAATCGTTTCTGCTGTGGGGCATCAGAAAGTTCTGCTTGGTGGCATAATGGGCATGTATCAAAAATTGCGAGTGAATATTTTCCTGTCACTATGCCATATACGCCTGAAACCTACAAGGTGGTCTGCGAGGAATTTCTGACAGACAAGGCAAACGGAGATTGTGACACAATCGGGATTTTGTATATTCTTGACAGTGCCGGAAGGAGAAGAGCGGTCAACCGGTATTTTGCAGAAGCAGAAGAAGGGTGGCGCGAAATCGACCGGGCGGAATATGAACAGCGCAGACAAATGGATGCAGACAGAAGGGCTGCTGAGAAGGAAGAGGAATAAGCCAAGAAGGAAAGAGAAGGAGAAGGAAAATGAGAATTTTGAAATGCAGACTGACAACGATTGAGGCATTACTGGGGACGGCGAGCAACAACAAGGAGCTGCCAGCGTTCCTTGCGTGCCAACACGCCGCAGGGGGAGAGAGTGGGCCTTGCAAACAGCGAGGAGATTGCGGCGGGAGCTGTGCTGGAGTTTTCCGTTCTTGTGATGGCGGACGAGCTGGTACCGGCGGTGAAAGAATGGCTGAGCTACGGGAAGCTGCGGGGGCTGGGACAATGGAGAAACAGCGGCAAGGGCAGATTCCTTTGTGAGATTTTGGGAGAACGGATGGCGGAGTTTTCCGACATTTTAGACTGAGCAAGGGCATGGCATGGCAAGACACAGCAAGGGCATAGCGAAGCCAAGAAATACATGGCGAAGGCATTGCGAAGGGAAACATTGAACAGCAAGGCAAAGGCATAGCAAAGATTAGCTTGGCAGGGCAAAGCAACGAATGGTTATGCGAGGGCAAGGCCAGACACCGAAGCGCAAAGATCTGCGTCGCAAAGCAAAGGCATTGCAAAGATCTGCTTGGCGTGACAAGGCACAGCAAGGGCATAGCATGGCAGTGTTCGGCAAGGGCAGAGGATAGAGAAGCTATGCTTCGCAAGGGCGGAGGATACATACAAAGGAGCAGGAGAGAGGGCGGAGCAATGGGGAAAGAAGAAATCTGCAACATGGATTGCCTGCACTGCGTGCACCCGGACTGCATCAACGAGCGGCCGATGACGCGGCAGGCAAGATATTACTGGCGGCACAGGGATAGGCTTTTGGCTGAGAAGCGAGAGAAATACAGGAGGAAAAAGAATGAACTTGAAGGACTACCAGAGAGGAAGGAATGACGGGCTTGCATTGGCGTTAAAAATTGTGCAAGAAGGCGGCAGGGAGGCTCTGGAAGCGGAAATTAAAAACAAGGTGAGACAGGAGGGAAGCTTATCATGAATTATAATGAGAGTAAGGAGACGGTGCTGCAGCTGCTGCCTACGGACGATGCAATTTTGCAATTAGCGGAGGAGTGTGTGGAATTATCCAAGGAGTTTCTGATATTTAACAATACGGAACGCAGAATGCCAACCAGAGTAATGCCAACCGGGGCGATTGAGGAGGCTGCGGACGTGGAGCTGGCGGCGGAAGTGCTGCTTGACAAGATATATGCCGCGTATGATAGGCGGATTCTGCACAGCATGGTGGGATCTATACTGATTGTAGTGAAAGGTTTAGGGCTGATTCACATCAAAGAATCCTTACATGAGGTATGCCATGATCTGGCGAAGGCGGCACTCAAGCTGCGCCGCGCCAGAAACGAGGATAACCCCACACTGATTACCGAGGAGGAGGCAAGGGAAATGCTTCTTTGTCATATCTCCATGATAGTGGCTTTGGATACCATTTTATTTAATGGTGAGGCACGGGAGCAGATGGAGAAAATAAAGGAGCAGAAGATGGAACGATGGGCGAAGCGGCTGAAAGGAGAGACGGCGGATGGCAACGGCATACAGTAAGATTCAGCGGAACTTTTGGGAGACGGACGAGGCGCGGGAGATGACACCGGAGGAGAAATACTTCTGGATGTACTTACAGACCAACGCGAACGTAAACACACTGGGTTGCTATGCCTTCCGGATGCGGAAGGCGATGGACGAGACAGGATACAACCGGGAGACGCTTGAGAAGCTTTTGCAGCGGATGGAGCAGGTGCTGCGGATTCTTTATGACGAGGGGACAAAAGAGGTTTTTTTGCTGCACTGGGCGGAAGGAAACTGGAACAAAAAGACGGCAACCCTACGCGCGCTTGCGGCAGATTTGAAGGAAATTCAGTCAAAAACGCTGAAAGAAACGGTAAAAACGCTTTTATTAAAAAACGGCATTTTTACCGAGGAGGAGGTGGAAAAGGCTGAAAAAACAGCACCTTCCGCGCAGGAGAGGAACGAAAAGGAACAACGGGGGACAACGGGGAACAAACGGAGCGGAGAAGGAGAGGGAGAAGGAGAGGGAGAAGGAGAAAAGATATATACGAGCAAATCTGCCGAATTTTTTCTTTTCTGGAAGGAATACCCGAACAAGAAGAACAAGCAGACCGCCATGGCGCGATGGGACAGGATGCGCGTGACGGCAGGGCTTTATGAAAAAATCATGGAGGGGCTGAAAAGAGCGCAGCGCAGCAGAGAATGGGCGGAGCAGGACGGAAGATACATTCCCCACCCGGCAAGCTGGCTGCACGCAGGGGGCTGGGAAAACGAATACCGCCCGCTTTCGCCGGAGAAGCCAACGCCGCCGCCCGGAGCATCCTGCAACGATGCCCTTGCAAGCCGCAGGGGACTGGTCGGCGGCTAAGGGGAAGGAGCGTGAAGCAGGATGGACGCACTGAAGGATTTACACAGCGAGGAGACGGAGCGCGCGGCACTGGGGTGCATGCTTCTGGACAGGGGCGCGGCGGCACTGGGGAAAACGATGCTGCAGGCGGAGGACTTTTACACGCCAATGTATCGAATGATTTTCGAGGCGATGCAGGGAGTAGAGGAGATCGACGCGGTGACGGTGATGAACGAGCTGGCGCGCAGGGGCGAGGCGGAGAGGATCGGGCTTGACCGGATTGCGGGGATTGCATTAGGGATATCCACGAGCGTTTACCTGCACAGCTACATAGACGACCTAAAGCGGCTTGCCTACCTGAGGCGAGTGGTGCGGACGGCGCAGGAGATGGCGCAGGCGGCATACCGACAGGACATCGGCGGCATTGACCGGAGCATGGCGGCCATGCGCGGGGACGGCTGGGGCAGCGCAGAGATTGTGACGCTGGCGGATGCCACGGAAAAGCACATTCGCGAGATTGCGGCACTGCGAGAAAGCGGCAAGAAAATCGTTGGACTGCCGACGGGCTTCACTGACCTTGACCTGATGCTTGGGGGACTGCGGAACGGGGATTTCTGCATTCTGGCGGCAAGACCGAGCATGGGCAAGAGTGCGCTTGCCTTGGACATTGCGAAGCACGCGCAGAAAAGCATGACGGAGCAAGCGGACAGGGTGGTTTTCTTCTCACTGGAAATGCCGGACAAGAGCCTCGGAAACCGCGGCTACACATCGGAATTTCTGATTGACAATGACCGCTTTGCGGTGGGGGCGAACGATGCGGCATGGCAGGAGACGCTGCGCGGCGTGGAGGAAAACCGCGCGGACTACGAAAGCGGCGCAGGGCGGATGATCATCCGAGACGAGACGGGGCAGACGGTGGAGAAGATGAGCGCGTTTCTGCACGGCTTACAGGGGCAGGGGATTCGCCCGCGGTTCATCGTGGTAGACTATTTACAGCTCATCGTGAGCAAGGGGCAGGACAGGGTGCGCGAGGTTGGCGCAATCAGCCGCGGCTTAAAGCAGATGGCGCGGGACTGGGACTGTCCGGTTTTGGCACTTTCCCAGCTGAGCCGAGGACCTGAGACGCGCGCCGACCACAGACCGATTCTTTCGGATTTGCGGGACAGCGGCGACATTGAGCAGGACGCGGATGTGATTCTTTTCCTCTACCGTGACGAGTATTACTACCCGGACACGGAGAAGAAGAACACGGCGGAGCTGAACATTGCGAAGCAGCGAAACGGCCCGACCGGAACGATCGCGCTGACATGGATGCCGAGAAGCACCACCTTCCGCAGTGCGGCAGGGTTCCGGGAGACGAAGGAAGCGCCGCCAAAGGAATGGGTGCAGGAACATCTTTGATTTCAAGGCGGACGAGGTGATAACATGAAAAACGAGAAGCAGGAAAGCCCGGCGGCAGAAATTCTCTGGCTGCGAGGGCTTCGCGCCTTTGTGGCGGAAAACAGCGCAGAGCGGCTTTTGGTGGAGGCGGATGCCCTAGATGCGGCACGCGCGGAGACGGAGGCGGACAAGCAGGCGCTTTTCCTGCGGACGCTTACGCTGATAGAGAGAGGGGAGAAGGCGGACTTTTACAGCCGAGTGCTGCAATATGCGGAGCTGAAAGAAAGAGGGGAGAGGGGCGGCGCGGAGCAGGCAATCCGCAGGCATTGGGGGGAGCTGCAGCAGATGGAGAGAGGGATAAAGCGAAGATATGAAAAGCTGAGGGAGGGGTGCAGGTGACAACAAAGAAAGAGATGGCGCGGCTGATAGAGCAGATGGCGGACACACCGGAGGCAACGCAATGGCTGCGGGAGAGAAACGAGGCAATGCGCAGGAGCCTGCGGGACATTTCACTTTCCGCAGTGCAATATGACGCAGCGGGGGGCAGGAGCGGACACGGGGACAGCACAGCCGAGAAGGTTTTGAAGCGAGCGGAGACAGAGGAGCGGATCCGCACCAACGAAAGAGCGATTCGAGACAGGCTGCGGCTGCACTCTGACCTCAGCCTTGTGATGGCGGAGGCACTGACAACGGAGGAGCGGACGATCATCTGGGGGAAGCATGCGGAGCATCTGGCATGGGAGAGGATTGCAAGGAAGGCGAGACTTTCCAGAACTGCCTGCTTTCGGAAAGAGGCGGAGGGGATGGAGAAGCTTTGCAGGGCTTGGGATGAAAGGAAGGAAAAAGAAAAAAGCAAGGACACCTGAGGTGTCCTTGCTTTTTTGTTGAGACAATCTATTGACATTATCACTAAAATTAGTGATAGCAGTTTGTGCATGTTGTCACTTGAAATAGTGATATACTTTTGTTATGATAAGAATACGAAAGGAGGAGGTGCATAAAATGGGTATCAGCTATGACAAAATGCTGAAGCTATTCCAAGAAAGGGGTATCACAAGCTACACGATGAGGAAAGAAAAAATCATCGGGCAGGCAACTTGGAAGAAGATTCAGGAGGGCGGAAACATTGACACAAAGAGTCTGGGTGCCTTATGTGGGTTTCTGGACTGCCAGCCGGGGGATTTACTGGAATATGTGAAGGATTGAAAGGAAGTGGATGGAATGAGTGAGAGAGAAATGGCGGCAAGCTTACTGGAAAGAGTACCGGATTACAAGATGGGCTATGTATTGGCATATTTACAGGGGATAACAGCGGACGAGGCTGCGGATGATGCTTTTTGTGAAAGGATGTACGAAAGCTATCGGAATGACCCCGATCCGGAGAAAGACGTTACCTATTCTTTAGAGGAGTGCAAAAAGGAATGGGGGCTTGATTGATGTACAGAATCATCATCAAAAAGAGGGCGAAGAAATTCATTGACAAGCTGCCCAAGCAGGAGAAGCTCCGCCTTGTAACAGCCATTGAAGAATTACCGAACGGCAGCGACATCAAGAGAATGAAAGGGCATGACGACCTGATGCGGCTGCGTGTGGGTGATTATCGTGTAGTTTATACGGTAGACAACGGAGAATTGATTGTATTAGTAATTGATGCAGGAAACAGGGGAGAAATTTACAACAGATATTGAACGGAAAGCGCTGCGGAAATGCAGCGTTTTTTTATTTTCTGCGAAAAAATGTACGATTTGGGACGATTTGGGACGATTTGGAACGATTTTGTACGATTTGGAACGATTTTGTACGATTGATATGATATAGTGGTATACAGGAGAGCTCGCGAGGGTTCTCCTGTTTCATTTTATTCCTCCTGGGGCGGCTGCCGATTTCGGCGGCTGCCTTCCCTGCATAAAGAGGGGGGAGGGGCTGCATAAAATGCGCCAAAGCGGCATTTCAGGGGGGTTATTTAACTCTTTGGGGAAGTGTTAAGCAGAGGCGGTGGGAAAAGGGTTTCTTCCTAATAAGGCGGAGAAAAAGAAATATTTAACACAATCTTATGTTATGTTAAATAAAAAAAGAGCGAGGAAAGCGGCGAAAAGCATTGAGATTTCGGGCTTTCTTGGCTCTTT